AGGGCTAGAGTATCAGGGATGGGTGAGGCCCACATGCGGGAGATAGACGCCAGGCGGCGGGCGTTCCAGGCGGAGCGCAGCTTCGATAAACTCGCTGAGTTGGTCGGCGCCATAGCAGACGAGGATGAGGCCAAGGTTCAGGCATATTCGCTGCTCGCTCAGCGCGCGTTTTACGAACAAGGATCAAAGACGGACAAGGAAATCACGAATGGAGCAATGGTACGCGATTTATGAGATCGACAGCGGGAGACTGCGGAGCTGGGGCTCGGTCATAGCCGATGATTCCATCCTGTCCGCCGCCGGTTTAGCCAAGCTTTTGATTCCCGGTCCGCCGCCCGATGACCAGATGTGGGATGAGGCAACGCGCACCTTCGTTCCCCGCCCGCCGAGGATCGTCCGCGACCTAGTTGAGGAGTTCGTGAACGATACCGAATTTCCAAACGTCAACGCGGCGGCGAAGGACAAAGTGCGGCAAATAGCGCGCAGGGTATTCGCGGATTTCAGGTTCCAGTAAGATGGGGGAATGGAGCGCATCCTCGGGGGCGCGGGTGGCCACGGTCGGGCACAATCCCGCCGCGTCCACCGGCACGGTCATCACCGCCAGCGCGACGGCGAACACCAAGGGGAGTTGGGCGCAGATCGTTGCCGCGACGCCAATCAGCGCGTCCAGCGTGATCGTCATGCTGTCCTCCCCGAGCGCCGCTGGGGACTATCTGGTGGACATAGGCACCGGGATAGCCAACTTCGAGACGATCTTAGTTCCCAACATCCTCTATTGCCGCAGGGCGAGCGACGCCTGCGCCCATTTCCGCTTGCCGGTCGGCGTCCCCGCTGGAGCCAGGCTCGCCGCCCGCGTCCAATCCACGAGCGCCAGCGCGACCGTGGCTGCCGCGATCATGCTTTTGAGCCACGGCTTTCCCGGAATGGCCCATTTCGGCTTCATTCAGGATTATGGCACGGCGCTGGCAGACAGCGGGGGAGTGTCGGTCGATCCAGGGGCGACGCTCAACACGAAAAATACGTGGTCGCAGATCGTGGCCTCCACGGCCCGCCCAGCGAGGTGGCTCATGATCTCGATCGGGAATGTGGGCAACAACGTGAGGACGAACGCCAACTGGCTGTTCGACGTGGGCATCGGGTCAGCGGGGCAGGAGCACGTGATCCTAGCCAACATGGGACTGAACGCCTTCGGCACGCCAGACTTGGTGCAACCTCTGGTGTACGGGCCTTTCCCCGTGGCGATACCATCCGGCTCCAGGATCGCCGCGCACGCGCAGTGCGATATCAGCGATGCCACCGATAGGCTCTTCGACATCGCGGTCTATGGGGTGGAGTGATGGGGGACTGGAGTTTGACCTGGAACGCGCAGGAGGACACGGCGGGCATGACGTTCACGAGCAGCCAGGGGACGGGGCTCACGGCCAGCGCCAGCGCGAACGTGAAAGGGGCGTGGGCGCAGTTGATAGCAGCCACGCCCATAGACGCGCATTCAATCACGGTGATCATAGCACAGAGCACTGGGGATCAGATGATCGACATAGCGATAGGCCCGGCGGGTCAGGAGCACATAATCGTGCCGAACCTGATGACTGGCAGTATCACCAACCAATCGGGCAGGGCGGTGTATTACCTCCCCATCCAGATACCCAAGAACAGCCGTCTGGCCGGGCGCAACCAATCGACGACGGGCGGTGTGACGGCAACGGTCTTGGTGATGCTGTTCAGCCACGGGCCGGGCGCGACGCCGCCGATGCATCAGCTTACGGACTACGGCACGAACACGGCGGATAGCGGGGGGACGGGAATCGATCCCGGCACCAGCCTCAACACGAAGAATGCTTGGTCACAGCTCGTGGCGGCCACGGCCAGGCCGATCCGGGCGCTCATGATAGGCATAGGCAACCAGGCCAACACGGCCATGACGACGGCGACTTGGCTCTGCGATGTTGGGATAGGCCCGGGGGGGCAGGAGTATGTGATCATACCCGACATCCTGCTCTCCGCGAACACGACGGGCGACGCGATACAGCCGTGGACCCTGGGGCCGTTCCCGGTGTCCATCCCGCCCGGCTCCAGGATCGCGGCGCACGCGCAGTGCTCGATATCTACGGCGGCTGACAGGTTGTTTGATATCGCCGTTTACGGGGTGGAGTGATGCCGGTAAGCGTAGTCTCAGAGAGCCTGCTCCAGACTAAAGTCGGCACCGAGCACGTGCTCATGACGACCAACTCCGGGGGGGTGTTCGTGCTGCACACTTATTGCGGGAGCTTCGTGCTCGGTGACGCCGTCGAGTTCCATGCGCACGTGGCCGTACAGTCTGGATATGCCCAGACGCTCCTTTACTTCGCCACCTACGCAAACTGCCAGTTCGAGCCGGTGAAATCCTCCATCCCGGTCGTGGCGGCCTATCCGGCGCAGTTCATGATAAAATGCACGAGCGCGGGCGTAACGAGCCTAACGGGGATAGGGTCAAACGGCCCAGCGATAGCGTGGAGGATAGACAACATAAACTGACATGAGTTACTCGCTCAGAAACACGGCGGTCTATGTCGATCAGACCACGGCAGTAGTCGAACCGGCGTCGTATAGCCAGAGTCTTGCGGCGCAGATGATCGAGTCCGCATCGCAGACCAAATTGAGCATCCTGGCGCGGACCTTGGCGGCGCAGGCCATCGAGTCGGCCACCATCACGACGATCCTGACCGCGTTGCGTTCTTTGGTAGCGACGGCCCAGACGACGGCTACGATAACTAAGGGGCTGTTCTCAACGCTCACAGCAACGATGATTGGCAGCGCAGTGATCTCTACCGTAACGGACTATCTCCGATCCTTGGCGGCGCAAATGATCGGAGCGGCAGCCGTCTCCAGGATCATGACGGCGCTCAGGAGCATCGATGCCACCGCGATAATGAGCGCCTCCATGAACAAGGGCCTATATGTGACCCTTGCGGCGCGGGCAATCATGGCCGCAACGTTGAATGCGGTGTTCGAGGCCGCAGGGCTGCTTTTCAACCAAGCTCTGGCCGCGACGATGATCACGGCGGCGGCCCTCTCCAAGCTCAGCGTTTTAGCACGGACATTGAGCGCAACCGCGATAGAATCAGCCTCCCTGAGCACGGTCTCAAATTATCTCCGCACGTTGGCCGCAGTTTTCATAGGCTCGGCGAGCCTGAGTAGGATTTACAACGCCATTGTCAGCTTGGCGGCCACTATGCGAGGCGTCGCAAGCCTGACGACGATCACCAATTACGCGCGAAGCTTGGCCACAACGATGATCGAGACTGCCACCCTGTCGCGAATCGCCATATATTCCCGAACTCTCGCCGCAACCTCGGAGATGGCCGCCACTCTGTCCCGCATAACGTCCTATCTCAGGACATTGGCAGCGGCTATGATCGAATCCGCTAACATTTCCCGCATCGTTGACTACCTCCGCACATTGGCTGCGGCGATGATCGGGAGCGCGGCCCTGTCGAAATTGGCGGAGCTGTTCAGGACGTTGGCGGCCCAGGCGGTCATGGCGGCATCCCTCGTTGCATCCCTGGTTGAAGGCGGAGTTACTCTGGTAACGTTAGCCGCCTCTATGATAGCGACCGCAGCATTAAGCAGGACGGCCTCGTTATTCAGGAGTTTGGACGCCCAAGCAATCGGCGCGGCGAGCCTTGACAGGTTGGCCTCGATCTTTAGGACGCTCGTCGCTGAATCCATTATAGCCGCGTCCCTGATTAAAGGATTATACGTCTCGCTGGCTGCGCTCGCAAGTTTCGTCGCCACCTCCGCGCAGGTCTACACCCAGGCTGTGGCAGTGGCGGCGGCGTTCATCGAGGTGATGCTCAAGGGCGGGAAGGACCTGATGCAGCGGTTCACGTCCAAGAGCGATCCCGGCAAACGCACCGAGGGCGGGAAAGATCCGATGGACAGGGAGACGAAAAAGAAGGGGTTCAGACGATAATGCCTCTGGACATCACCAGAAACATAGACCGGTTCGAGGGCGAGGACACATTCCAGTTCACCTTGACTATGACGGTATCTAGGCCGTCCACGGTGGCCTTCGTGGTCTACAACACGGACGGGAGCACCTTGGCCCCGGAAACCGTGCAGGTCAGCAGCAACTGGGCCGTGGAGTCGGGCACGACCACGGGGCTGTTCTACATGAACCGCGTCCTGCCGACCTCAGTCGGATTTTACACCTATATGTGGCGGGCATGGGACTCCAGCTCACGGCCTTACACGAACCGGGGGGAGTTCGAGGTCATCAGGACGGAGCCGCACAGCTTCTACACCTACGGGACAAGGGTGGAAGTAATGAAGCGCGCACGGCAACTCATAGGGCGGGGCGACATAACCGAGCGTGACATCAGGCCGCACATGGAGGCTGGGGACGGATGGATAGACTCCAAGATCGGCGTTCGGGTCTCCGTGCCGCTGAGTCCGGTTCCCGGCTGGGCGAGGGAGATGTCGAACCGCATGGCGATCTACTTCCTCTACCAGTCGTACTACAGCGGGCAGAAGACCGACGAGCCGCCCGCCGTGGTCAGGCAGTTCGACAAGGACAACGAGTTCCTGGACGGCGTCGTAGAGGGAAAATACTCCCTGGTCGGCGAGACGGAGGTCGTGGCGATAACCGGCGGCATCGAGGGCGGCGTTCCGGCGTTCGGGCGGAGCGACGTGGAGAAGCAGGAGATTGACACAGATATAACCGATTTCGAGGACAGCCAGAGGGATTGATGGAGTTGTTGCGGTCCATATTCCCGTCTAGGTGGTTTCCGCCGTTCAGGCGCGGCGACTGGGTGCAGGAGGAAGTGATCCAGACGAGAATACAGAAGTGCGGACATTACGACCAGTCCCAAATTCCCGGCATAATCGAATGCGAATTCAACGATGAGATGCACGACGAACACTACAAGATCAGGTTCGCCGACGGGCATATCTGGCTGATAAGGAAATAAGATGCACAGAAAAGAACTAGACGGCCTTTTGGGAAACTGCGAGATGGAATGCGCCGTGGAAGTCATGCTCAAAAAATCCGAGACGCTCGGAATGCCGTTCGAGAAGCTGTGGCTGAGGCCGGTCGATTTCTTTCACGGTGATATGGCGACGAGTTCTGATCAGAGTGATCTAACCGGTTTCTGCCTATTACTCGCGGCTGGTTGCATACGGCCCGGATACCCCAACGGATATTTCTGGGCAGACGAGAAGTTGGTGAGGATCATGAGGAAACGGACAATTTGGTCAGGGATGCCAGACCCGCCAGGATTCGAGGAGATGTACGGCAAAGTGCTCAAAGAATATACTGACACCGCAAATCGCAACCATGAGCTGACAAAGAGGGATTGATGCCCGAGAACACCGGCATAAGCGTGGAGGTCAAGGGGCTGCGGGAGATCCAGCAGATGCTCCGCCGTCTGGCCGCAGCCGCAGGGCGCGGGGGAGGCAAGTCGGCACTTCACGCCCGCTATGCCGTCATAGCCTCGCAGTGGATAGACAGGAACTTCCAGTCTCAGGGCGCGATGGCCGGGGGATGGCCAGCCCTGAAGCCGAATACCTTGGCGAACAGGCGCATGGGGTCGGGAAGGATACTTCAGAACAACAGGTTTTTGCAGGCGAGTTTCCTGCCGAAGTGGGACGAGAACGAGGCCGTGGTCGGCAGCGCAGTCTTCTACTCCAAATTCCATGAGGAGGGCGTTCCGCACACATGGGAGATAACGCCGAAGAAAGGCAAGTTCCTGCGGTTCAAGATGGCCACTAGGTTCGGTGTGCGGACGGTGACGCTCAAGTCCGGCAGGAAAATGATTCTGCCGTTCGCGGAGAGCCAGGAAGTATTCGCCAAGAAGGTGATTCACCCTGGGTTGCCCATCCGGCGCATGCTTCCAAGAGAAGCCGACCTCTTGCCCCAACTTTTAAGGACGACCCTGAACTACCTTTCTGGTTTAGGCAAATGATAACTACGAGTAAACAACGATTTGTGAGGGCGGGATAGGTGGCCTTCAACATCTACGATTTAGTGCTCCGCCCGATCTTCGAGAGGCTTGAGGCCGACACCCGGTTCAGCGGGGTCAAGATATTCTACGATGGTGACGACGACGAGATAGTGGAGCACTCGCTGATGCCCGCGATAAACTACTACCTGCTGCCGATGGGTTGGGAGGATCTGGCGCGCGGCTCCAGCGCCGGGACGTTCCAGCACCGCACGTTCAAGATACGGATAGGCTTCGGCGTGTGGGTGTTCGACCCCGACGCGGGCAGGCGCGACCACGCGGCGTTCCAGATAATCGAGGACCTGAAGGACTGGCTGAACGAGAACAGGGACTTCGACAAGACGAACGGAGTGTTCGTGTCCGGCTCGATACTCATGGAGACGGCCAAGTCCCGGGAGTCCGGCGGCATGGCGCGCGGGCTATTGTTGGGCACGGAGTTCGAGCTGTTCAGCGCGACGGGAGTCTGAGATGGATAGAAAAACGCATCCTCAGCGGGAGTACAGGGAGATCAGCACGAGCACGATCCTGTCCTGCTCTAGCTGCAATCAGCAGGTAGGGATGTTCGAAAAATGCTTTACAGACGGGCAGGGAAAGTATTACCATAACGGCTGCAAACCGGACAACCCCGAGGTCAAGGGAGGCGTCGGGCCATCAACGGACGCGGGCGAAAAGGAGGATGGCTAGGAACGGTGACCCTTGGCCGACATCTTTTTAACTCGCAGATCAATCCTTTTAGCGAAAATCGAGTCCACCTACGGCACGGACGCCACACCCCAGGAGGCGAACTCCTACGAGGCGATCCGCACCATAGACCCCTTCGCGTTCACTCCTGGTCAGGAGAATGTGGAGGTCTCCGGTGGAAACCTCAGCCGGGGCTACTCCAGGCCGATAGCGACCATCCGGCCCGCTGAGATTAGCTTCCGCACCTACGTCCAGGGCATCCCCAGCCCATCGTCGGGCATCATCTACGCCGCCAACGCGAAGCCGCCAATAGGGGACCTCTTGAGGGCCTGCGGCCTGCACGAGACGTTCGAGACGGTGGGATACGCCGGGGGCAGATACCGCTACGCCCCCACAGCCGACGTGGGCTCCGACATGTCCGTCACCATAGTTGCCCATAGGGACGGGTTCGAACATCGGCTCCTCGGATGCCGGGGCAACGTCAACCTGATCTACCAGGGGGCCGCGCCCGTCATAGCGGACTTCACCTTCCAGGGGCTCCAATCGACGGAGGCGAGCACCACGAGGGCCGCGCCGACCGGCCTGCCGACGCTCGTTCCCCCGAGATGGGTGGACAGCGGGAGCATAGTGATCGCGTCGCTGTCGCCGGTCGTGGAGAACCTGAACTTCAACACGAACAACACGCTATTCGCGGACCGGGCCTCCTCCGCGCTCTCCGGCTCCGGCATCACGAAGATAGTTATCACCGAGCGTCGGCCCGGGGGCTCGTTCGACCCGGAGAGCGAGGTGAACACGCTCGACTTCTTCGCGCAGTGGAGATCAACGTCGGGCGCGATACTGAACGTCCAGACCAACGTGACGACCGGGAACAGGTTCACGCTGACGGCGTCGGAGGTGATATTCAAGAGCGTTGCGTGGGGGGACAAAAACGGTCTCTCGATATTCGGAACGGATTTCGAGGCATACGAGAGGGCGGCGGATTCCCAATTTCAATTGTTGTTCGACTAGCAAGGCAAACAAGGGAGATCCCAATGCTCGACCTCAGCAAGTTCAAGAAAACCGTCACGAGCCCGTACACGGGGCAGGACTACGAGATCGTCAGGGTGACGCGCAGGGAGGTCTTGGAGGGCACGGGCGTTCTGCCCATCGTGCTCGCCGCGCCGGTGGAGAAGAGGCTCCAGGCGCTGGAGACGGGCCTCAAGGAGAGGGCCGACAACAATGAGATCCAGGACCAGGTGACCAGGGACATGCTCCTGAAGGGCGTGCTGTCGCCGAGGATATGGCTCGGGCCGGGCGAGTGCCCGGAGGGCCAGCTTCCGGTCGGATACAT